TTTTGGCGAGGCTTATAATGTGACCCCTACCCTGGTGGATTCGGCTAATGCTATTTACCAGGTGCATGATGGGCAAATAGAGGCAATCAATGCGGTCTATGATTCAGGCGTTGTGATTTCATCAGGCGATTACACAACAGATTTAGCCAATGGCAGATTCACTATTAATGTTAGCACAACTGGAACAATCACGGCTGATGTTGAGGGGGCAAAGCCTGGCGGCACATATCTGACCAAGGCTGGCGATATTATCAATGAGATTGTGCAAACCTATGGCGGTCTTGCCAGTGGTGATGTAAATGCCACATCCATCAGCAATCTGAACACGGCAAACGCATCAACCATTGGCTTTTATATCAACTCACAAAAAAGCATCCTTTCAGTATTAGATGAAATCTGCAACACAGTTGGCGCATTTTATGGCTTTGACCGTGATGGGATTTTTGAGGTTGAAAGGGTGGAACTGGCAACTGGCGTGGCTGATGCTGAGTTTGATAAAACCACAATCATTGAAATACAGCGTTTGGCCTCATCAGTGCCAAACTACAGAACCAGGGTTGGTTATAAGCGGAACTATACTGTGTTTTCGGATAGTGATTTAAGTAGCAGCGTCACGGCTGCAAACCGTGATTTCATGGTCAGGGACCAGCTATTTGAAACAGTCACATCATCTGGAACCCTCACAGCATACCCAAACTCTGATGAAATCCTTATTGAATCACTATTTGCTGGCAGCAGCGCGGCAAGCACTGAGGCAACCAGGCTGGATGCCATTTATGATTCACAGCGCGATTTCTATAGGATTAAAGTGAAAACCCAGCCATACACACTGAAATTGAATGATGTGGTCAAAATCACTTTTAACAGATATAATTTGACCAGCGGAAAACTGTTCACGGTTGTGAGCCTGATTGAAGATGCTGCAATCAATGAAATCGAATTGGAATTGTGGGGCTAGACTATGGGAAACATGATTATTTCATCAGTGAACCTGGTTGATACAGCCAGCACAATCACTGCTGATGATGAGGTGGCAACCTTACCTGTCGGCAATCTGCAAGACCGCCAGCTTGTTAAAGTGTTTAGAAACACGCAAACCACAGCCCAGATTGATGTTGATTTTGGACAGGTTCACATCGTCAACTTTGTGGCACTGATTAAGCATAACCTCACTCAGACCGCGACAATTCGTTGGCGGTTTTCAAATGTCAGCAACTTTGCAACCACAGTTTATGATTCCGGCACTGTAGATGCCTGGCCTGTCGTTGAGGAATTCGGAACCCTGCCCTGGGGCATATTTAGCTGGGGCGGTTATCTGAATCCAACAGTTGCGGCAAACTATACGATTTCAACCTTTGACGTTTTGGCAGATGTAATTCAGGCTAGATATTTGCGGGTTGATATTTCTGACCCAGATAGTGCAGATGGGTATATCCAGGCGGGGCGGTTAATATCTGGCCCAGCCTATAGGCCATCAGTCAACATGGCAAATGGTGTTGAGTTTGAGTTTGTAGATGAAAGCAGAGTCACAAAATCCAGGGGTGGGCAGACCTTTATTGATGAGGTGGAAAGATTCCGGCGCATCAGGTTTGAATTGATTAATCTGCCAGAAGCTGAAATATTCCAGAATGTGTTCAATCGGATTGATAGATTGCGCGGGGCAGCAAATGACATTTTGGTCATTCCCCAGCCTGAAGACCCCACAACATGGATTACACAAAACATTTATGGTAGATTGACCAGAACAGACCCAATCATTAATTCACAGCTTGAATATTATGGGCGGTTCTTTGAAGTAGAGGAAATGATTTAATGGCTTATCCAGTAACCCTAAACGGCACAACATATACTTTGGCAGACTTTGAAGGCACAAATTATGTTGATGGCCTTCCCAATGCCTTTGAAGATTTTGTAACCCATGCGGGGAACACATACCAAACCACATCAACAACCTCGATTACCCTGGGAACTGGAACGCTAGTTTTCACAGTTGCTGATTCAGGCAAGCCATATTCCTCTGGCACGCCTCTCAGAATATCAAACCAGGCTGATGAGACTGACTATATTGATGCCCTGGTCACAACCTACACAGGCACAACCCTGACTGTGAATGCGGTTGGTTATTCTGGAACAGGCACGATTGCCGCCTGGAACATCAACATTGGTGGCGGTCCAATCACTGTTGCTGGTACTTTGCCAGTCAGCCAGGGCGGTACTGGCGCGACAACAGCGGCGGCAGCGGCAACAGCTTTGGGCCTGGGTACTGGTGACACCCCAACATTTGCGGGTTTGAACGTGACCGGAACTGCCAATTTTGGCGATGTGAATATTACGAATGTTGGTGATATTTCGCTGGATACTATTTCATCAGATGCAGGAACATCTGTCACAGTAAACCTTGGCAGTGATGCTGGCGATGATTTCATTGTTGGCAGCAATTACCTGGTGGTTGAGGGTGACACCGGCAACGTGGGCATTGGGACGAGTAGTCCATCCACAAATTTACACATTTCTGGCACTGGTATTCCATCTCTTAGAATTCAAGATGCTGACGGTTCACTATATTACGTTCAAATTTCACAAGCAACGGGTAATACAATCTTTGACGCTAGATATGGAGCATCAAACGGTGCGTTTATATTTCGTGGATTAGGGGGTGGTGTTGCTGATGAGTATATGCGCCTTAGCACTAGTGGAAACGTGGGCATTGGGACGCCTTCGCCTTCTGTTCCTATTCATATCTATAAAAATCAAGCATCCCCAACGATACTAGCTAGATTTGAGAACCCCGATGATGAGGCGATTGTTGAAATAAGAAGTAAAAACACTGATTTAGGTGTTCTTCAGTTTGCTGACCCAGAAGATTCAAATGTTGGTGCTATCCAGTATTCTCATTCAGACAACTCTATGAGATTTAAGACCAACGACAGCGAACGCCTCCGCATCGACAGCAGCGGCAACGTGGGCATTGGAACGAGCAGTCCTCAACTACCCTTGCATGTTTATGGGGCATTCCCCAATGCTGTTATCCAAAGAAGTTCAGGCACAACTGCCGCTAGTGGACTTGTTCTGACCAACACTACTAACAACGGGTTCTATATAACTGGGTCAGACGAAGCATTTACGATAGGTGGCGTAACCAGTTACAACAGTAGCGGCACTTTTACAGAACGTATGCGCATCGACACCAGCGGCAATTTGTTATTAGGTACTACGAGTGCAATTTCTAGTGGTTTTTATTCTTCTTCATTCAATGGAGCAACACAAAACGGAATTGTATTGAAAACAACGCTTGCAAGTACTGGCACAGATTTCATTCGTTTCATAAATTCGTCTGGGTCAGTCATTGGAGAAATAGAACAAGACAGCGCAAGCACTGTCGCCTATTTAACCTCATCTGACTACCGTCTAAAAACAGCAGTCACCTACGACTGGGATGCAACCACACGCCTCAAGCAGTTACGTCCTGCAAGGTTTGAGTGGATTGCCGATGGCGATGACGCTGTTCCAGTCGATGGCTTCCTTGCACACGAGGTTCAGACTGTCGTGCCAGCGGCTATCAGCGGCACTAAAGACGCAATGATGGACGAAGAATATGAAGTTACGCCAGCGGTGCTTGATGAGGATGGCAACGAGGTCACGCCAGCGGTTATGGGTACACGTTCAGTGCCAAAGTACCAAGGCATTGACCAGAGTAAGCTAGCCCCATTGCTTACCAAGGCACTGATTGAGGCGGTTGAAAAGATTGAACAGCTAGAAGCCCGCATCGCAGCACTAGAAGCCAACTAACAGGAGAAATAAATGGCTAACACATACACATGGGATTTCCCAACATTAGACACAGCCCCTTCTGAAGATGGCTTGTCAGACGTAATCAAAACAATTCACTGGCGCATAACTGCTGTCAGTGACAGTGAGCAAGATGCAGGTGGTAACTATCTGTCAGCATCATCATATGGCACTGCGTCACCTGAACTAGACCCAGATAACTTTGTTGCAT